TCCTTTAGTAGCGTAACCTGCATTTGCAAGCGCTCGGCCGATTGCCGAAGTCTCACAATTCTCCAATGCTGAAGTTGCATTAACGCCTCTATCTGTAACTTTTTCTTCCGCGAGTCCAGTGACCCATGCAACGCTTTGCTCATAAGTTTTGTAAAGATAAGCCTTAACAACATATCTGTCCTTCTCGCATACCTCCAACTCAGTTGAAATGCGAAACTCTGGATAATCCTTAATAAACTTTTCAAGACGAACCTCCACTGGCTCATAGTCGGCTAGGTTAAACATAAAGCTCATTCTCCTCTGTTGCTAATTGCCCCATTAGAGCAATATAAGCGGCTCCATCGATGTAGTTATCTGGCTTATCGACTGTGCCTGTTGTGGCTCTGGCGATTTTGATGAGTGCAAGAATTGCACAGACTTGATAGTCCTCGACTGGGTGCTGTAAGTATGCACTGATGAGCATTGCTGCGTGTTGCATATTGTCCGCTGGATGACCGTAATCGTTGAGACCACGATCTTGAATGATGTCGGTTGCACTTTGTAGAATCTCTTTATATTTCATTCTTCCCAGAACTCCTGTCGGTTGATGCCTCTGCCCCTATGCCAGCCATCGCGTAGTCCGCGATCATAGCCCTGTCTATAGGATGAGACTGACAATACTGCAAGGCTGATTAACGAGCCAATAATGCATATAATGAATAGCTTGTCGTTGTTACTCATTGAGATTCCACCTTTGATCTGCCATAAACATCTGCAAGAATTTTTGGTGCATTGCCTCGGCCATGCCTCATGTTATAGATGGCCATTTCAATCGCACTTGCTTTGATTCCCATAACACTGCTCATTTCAGCAGCTGTGAATCCTGCCTTAAAATACTCTGCAACTGTAATAAACTCCTCTTGAGTCCATTTGTGGTAGCCATAAAATTTGCGTTTTGTTTTCTTCTTTATTGGTGTCACAACGCTTGAAGCAGTCACTGTGATTGGCACCTGTTTAGCTTCAACCTTTTCAAGCAATAATTGAATCAATAAATCCTTGTAATCTGTTGTCATCTTGCTCCCTTTCCAGCAATATCTTTGCTGTTGGGATTAGTGTGACACAGCCTTTAGGTTAATTCGCTGACATTTTGATAACGAATTGGTAACGATTCTTGGCTATCGAGATGCGTAAAGCTTTCCATATAAGGTGAAGCTGCCGTCTCTGTTGATAGGCACGAGCATGGGGCTGACCCTATCGCCATGCGTTTCAATGACCGCCACTGACATCTGCCAGTTAGCCGCTCCAGCCTTGAGATAAGAGGCTTTCTTTTTATCCATGACATTTCCTGCCTCCAAGCCCCAAAGTGTCCTGTATGAGCCTCCTATGCCCTCTGAATAGGCACTAATGCCTGCCCTGTGAGTGTGACCACAGACGACAGATTTGCCGAACTTCTTAGCCAGCCCAAGAGCTGTCAGTCCAGCGTTTTGATTCATTGAGCCTTCATCGCCATGAACTAAGACCCAGCCTTTGTGGAACTCAAAGGGCTTTTTATGAAAACGTATCCCCAAGCTTGCGAAATCCATAAAACGGGAGTACTCAAGCTCTGGTAATCCAATGAGGCTAGGAGCGCCTCTAACGAGAGTGTGGTATAGACGATCTGTGTGGTTGGATCTAGTGATGTCGGTAGTGCCGAGATTCCAGAGGATGTCTTGAGCCAGACTTCTATCGGCATCTAATTGACCTTCGTACTCTAGGTGTGTGCCTTTAGCCCACTTGGATTGTGACTGCATATCAAGCTCATCGCCTGTATTGAGAATGAGGTCAAACTTCTCTCGTCTGACTAGCTTGATTAGATTCTTAACAGCTTGCTCATGGTGATATGGGATTTGTAAATCCGAGATAACCAAGTATCTGCGTTTAGTCATCATCCTCATCTTCGTAGTTGCCGAACTTCTCTGGATCGACAGGATTAGGCAATATCCAAGCAGGATAAGATTGAGGCTCAGTAATCATAAACATGGCTACATCTTCTTTGAAGCCTGCTCGTTTAAGACTCATAAAATACTCATAAAGTCCAATGCAGTATGCATCGAGTGCTGAGTAGCCTTGTTCTTCTAACGCCTTTGTTGCTTTTCTTGCCATGAGATAATTGTTACCTCTCTAGGAGACGGATTACTGTTTCGACACGCTCTTCAAGTCTGCTGATTCTATCATTCATCGAGCTTCCTCCATTTGGTTTCAGCTCTGCGAGGTAATGCTTTACTAACCATCGCACTAAGCCAATAAATGAACCAATAACGGTCGTAGCAGCAACAGCAAGAGCCGCCATGTCCTGCGCACTCATTACCTTTTTGGTGTGGCATATCCGAACACTCCTGAGAGTACTGCGAATAAGATTGCTCGATAGTCGAGGTTGAAATTACTTGCCGACCAAGCGGCTAAAAATGCTCCTGCTGCTAGTACTAATGGATTCTTCATCTTGCTCCTTTGGTTGCCACTCGGGCGATTGGATAATTTCTTGCATTTGTTCAACATCATACGGTCCATCTTTGTATGACAAATCAGATATGAAAGAAGGCTCAATGCCATCCCACTCGATAACAGCTTTAGATCCATTGCCGTTATATGTAAGAGTCTTGCGAGATGTAATCACTATCTGCTCAAAATCAATTTTATGTATCTCAGAAGTGAGCATTACAAGATATTTATTAGACACCGTATCTCACCCTCATTGCGTTAAAGTTTTGCATAACTTCGGATGAAGAAAGCCCTCTATTATAAACATTAACATTTGGCAGATTTCCTGGCCAATAATATCCAGTAGGACTAATAGACCTATAACCAATTCCAATACCTGAAAAATTATGCGTAACAGAATAAGTATTTGAAAATTTTCGTTGTCCGTTTAGAAATGCAGTCATTGTTGAACCTGTTCTGGATAACACAATGTTGTACCAATTATTTGTTGTGTATGAACCAAAAACTTGATTTCCATTTGTGCTGTTATAATAAATAATATCTGAGAGGTTAAGTTGTAAAGTTTGGGCATCAGGTGTGCTCCAAATATGAGGACTCGTAGCATTAGTTCTTAATAATATCCAGCAAGAAAATGTAAAATCTCCAGTCATTGTTAAACTGGAAGAAGTTGGAAGTTGTATATAATCATTGACACCATCTAAAACAATAGTTCCATTATTAACGTTGCTATAAGTAGGTCCATTGGTAAGTGTTGCATCCAAACCATTCCCGCTTAAATCACTCCAAGTTGTTCCTGAACCTGTATAAGAGCGTGGGTCGCCAGCATCTAAATGAACCACTAAACCATTCGTAATAATTGATGGGTTGTTGGCTTTTCGTTCTTTGCGTAAATTACCAAAAGAACTAACCTGCTTCCCTTGCCAACCGTGAAGTATGTTCCTAAAAGTCATTATGAAATGCGATTCACATAACCTGAAACAGTGATGACATTTGTAGTACCAGCATAAGCGGCAACAGTGTTAGCAGCACTACCTGTACCAGTGATAATAAGCCCAGGAATTGCCAATGTTAATCCTGATACTGGAGGAATAGTTATCTTGACTTCATTATCTACAGCAGTTACTCCACCCCATTGGATAGTCAAAGCAGTTGCAGTTGATGCTGAGTTGTAAGCATAAAGCCAAACCTCATCGATGATTGATGATGATGTGCCAGTTGCGTGGATAGTTGTACCAGCACTGCCAGAGGTAGTTGCAGCAACCTTGACTGCTTTGCCCTGTGTGCTGCCTGATAGTAATACCTTTGTGAAAGTTGCCATTGTCTAATCCTATCCGAATATCTGGTTGGCTAATATGTTTTGGTCTGAATCTGTAGCTGCGCCTGCGCCATCTGCACCTGTTGCACCTGTTGCACCTGTTGAGCCAGTTGCTCCAGCAGTACCCGTTGCTCCTGTTGCACCTGTCGCACCGTTGCTGCCATTCGTTCCAGCAGCGCCAGTAGCACCTGTCGCTCCATTAGATCCGTTTGTACCAGTTGCTCCTGTGGCTCCATTAGCTCCTGCTGTGCCAGTCGCTCCTGTTGATCCAGTTGCGCCATTGGCTCCTGCACTACCTGTTGCTCCTGTAGCTCCTGCTGTGCCTGTAGCACCAGCAGTTCCAGTCGCCCCCGTTGCTCCAGCTGCT